TTGGGAATGTGAACCGTTCGCCCTTGATTTACGAATTCGTCGGCGTTGAACGCCTTCGATAAAAAGCTATTATCGGCGAAAAGTCCCTCGACAATAGCCTGCATCCAAATTTCTTTTGTTATTGCCATTTCTAATTTTTTTAATTGATTATTTTCCCGGCTTTTTGCCGAATTTTTGTTCGAATTTCTCTACGTACAGATCATTGTACTTTTCTTTCAAAATAACGAGTTTACCGGATTTATCCAGCTCGTCCCACGTCTTATTGACCATGTCGGCCAATTCCTTGTTACCTTCTTGAGCCTGACTGTCCAGCACGCTTTTCACGCTCGTTCGTTTAGGAATATTCGAAAGGGCCTTTTGTGCCGATTCGAAATCGGAAGCAAAAAATTTCAGGAAGTTTTCCTTACCTTCAGCGTTTAACCTGCCGTCTTTCACTGCCTCATCCACTAGACGCACTGCCTCATTGTTTCTCGCTTCTGCGTCAGCCTTCGCTCGCGCTTCTGCTTCGTCTTTCAGCCGCTTGTTTTCGTCAGCCAATTCTTTCATTTTATCCATGAGTGTCTTCACAGCATCATGGAGCTGTTCGTCCGTGCTGTTTTCAGTCAGGTCGAGCATTTTAAAAATTTCATTCTTCATTTTTTTTTGATTTGTTATTCGAGACACGTTATCATGTGTCCCAAAATTGTTATCGAATAATTTCAAAATCTGTTCTTCAGATAATGGTTGATCATTTTCGTCATATAACCGCAAAGCGTTATGATTAGCCCCGATACCTACAATTGACGCTTCCCTTAATTGCCACTTGGTGACAGTAGGCAGTTTCTGCCCTGGTAGCACCTTCATCGGATCGTCCGATGTTTCCACTACGCGAAATCCAATTGATGCCATCCTCAAGAAACCACGCTCCACCTTCCCGGCAATTTTCCGCGCATTTTCGTCTTGCATATCGAACACAGGATCTGCAAGTAATTTTCCATCTTCGATTCGTACATTATCCCAACGTCCTATAGGAACACTCCATTCGTCATGATTATAGAACATTACAGGATTTCTCCTGAATTGTTCGATATCGGCTCCGTCCATCAAAACGCGAAAACCATAAGTATTCACTGTTTCGTCGCTCAGTACAAATGATTTTATTTCTGTCATTTCACGCTTTATTTTTTGCAAATAAAAAATTTAAAGCAATACTTTCAATAAAATATCTTAACCCTTGATATACTTATATTAACGGTTAAGATACTTTTGCGTTTTTATGTGCGTGGGTTATATTTTTGTTTGAAAAAGTGAGATTATGGCAAACTTAACGATCAAGCAAAAAAGAGAATGGGCGCAATTGTTGTACACGAAAGAGCATATTTCTCAAAAAGAAATTGCAGAACGTGTTGGAGTTTCACAGCAAACATTGTCGCGATGGGTGACGAAATTCAAATGGGACGAGTTGAAGGTATCTATTACCATTACGCGCGAGGAGCAGCTTAAAAACCTTTACCGCCAGCTCTCTGAAATGAATAAGGCCATTTCGGAGCGTGAAGGGAATAAATATCCAACCGCTGCCGAGGCAGACACGATTACAAAGCTTGCAAGTGCAATCGATAAACTCGAATCCGAGACCGGTTTAAACGAGATTTTATCGACGTTTAAAGAGTTTCTAAACTGGTTGCGTAAGTTCAATCTCGAGGAAGCACAACGGCTTGTACCGCTTTTCGACGATTTCGTTAAAACCAAATTGAAATGAGATGGTAAAGCGATTGAAAATAGTTGAAAAGGATGCGCTAACCGATTGGGATGAATTCCGACGAGGCTTACTCAATGCGGCAACAGTCGATGACACGGAAACAATCCCCGAGCAACGGCAACGTATTGCCCGCCTCGAGGCCGACAACGAAGCCTGGTTCGCCTATTATTTCCCAACTTATTATACATGCGAGCCTGCACCATTCCACAAAAAAGCGACTAAGAGATTATTCAATCATCGCCGTTGGTATGAAGTGCGTGCCTGGAGCCGCGAGCTGGCGAAGTCTTCGCGCTCGATGATGGAGGTGACCAAATTGGCGCTAACCGGACAAATCAAAAATATACTGCTTATTTCAAATTCTCAGGACAATGCTGAACGATTATTGATGCCGATCATGATTTCATTCGAAAGTAACCTCCGCATCATTAACGATTATGGTGTACAGAAAAAGCCGGGTTCGTGGGAGATGGGAGAATTTATTACAAACGACGGCGTTGCTTTCCGCGCACTTGGTGCAGGACAAAGCCCGCGCGGAACTCGAAACGAAGCCATTCGGCCTGATTTTATTCTAATCGACGATATCGACACCGACGAGGAAACGCGCAATCCGGATCGCATACAAAAAAAGTGGGAGTGGATCGAGCAAGCGCTTATTCCTACCGTTAGCGTGTCAGGTAGTTACAGAATATTATTTAACGGCAATGTGATTGCCAGAGATTGCTGCATAACTCGAGCAATGCAAAAGGCCAATTTCGTAGATATTATAAACATAAGGAATGCGGAAGGCAAATCCTCCTGGCCTCAAAAAAACTCCGAAGAGGATATCGACATGATGTTGTCGATGATTTCTACGGCTTCGGCTCAAAAGGAATATTTCAACAATCCGCTATCTGAAGGCGACGTTTTCAAGGAAATGACATGGGGCAAAGTTCCGCCGCTGAATAGATTTCCTTTTTTAGTTGCCTACGGAGACCCGGCGCCGTCGAACTCGAAAAACGGCAAGGGTTCTTATAAATCGGTGTTTCTTGTAGGTGCTTATGACGGTAAGTACTACGTCATTACCGGATTTCTCGATCATGTAACAAACGAGGAATTTGTGGGATGGTATTATGCTATTCGCGACTTTGTAGGCGATAAAACGACGGTTTACAATTACGTGGAAAATAATAAATTGCAAGACCCATTTTACCAGCAGGTTTTTATCCCGTTGTTTTCAGAGCGCGCGAAGGAAAAAGGATTTGTCGGTATTATCCCGGACGAACGAAATAAGCCGGATAAATTCTCCCGGATAGAAGGAAACCTCGAGCCGCTCAACCGTCTTGGTAAATTGATTCTCAACGAAAATGAGAAAAGCAATCCGCACATGAAACGGTTAGAGGAGCAGTTTTTACTTGTTACGCCAAAGCTCACCGCCCCTGCCGACGGCCCCGACTGTGTCGAGGGTGCCGTATGGATGATTAATGAAAAGTTATCTACACTTTCAGCGGACAGTTACTCAATTGGTAAACGACGCTCAAACTCAAAACGATTTTAATTCAAAAATATGGCTTTTTTGTCACCCGAAGAACTTAAAACTCATTTATACGCAGAGAACATCAATGTAATTTCTCGCGATGATGAAACAATCCTGCAGGCCGCCATCGACGCGGCATGCCAGGAGGCGAAAGGTTATTTAGCGGCTTATGACACGGCACAAATTTTCGCCGCCGTAGGCAGCAATCGCAATGCACTGCTGCTAATATTCGTAAAGGATATTTCCGTGTGGCATTTCATCAATCTTTGCAATGCCGGAACGGAACTACAACTCCGTCAAGACAGATACGAACGCGCAATAGATTGGCTTAAAGCAGTTCAGAAGGGTGATGTTTCACCAGATTTGCCGAAAATCGTCGAAGATGGAGTGGAGAAAAACAGAATAATCACTTTCGGTAGCAATCCGAAGAAAAATCAACATTTTTAAATGGCAAAGAAACAAAATACAGGCGGAACGGTGATTAATCAGATCATCATCAAAGCACCGCAACGAAAAACGTCAGACGTTGGCGAGTGGAGAAATGCACTCACTTTAGCAGATTCAGGACGTGTCAAACGTCTGTTTGATTTATATGACGACTTGCTCATCGACAGCTATCTTTCCGATGCTTATAACAAACGTCGTGAAGCGGTTACCAATGCAGAAATAACGTTCCAGGATGTAAATGGTCAGGAAGTGCCGGAAATGGTCGCCTTGATGGATACGATCGGCTTTGAGGATTTATTGAATCTCATCATGGACGTTCGCTTCTGGGGGCGATCGGCGATGGAATTCGATTTCACCGACGGCATTTCCGTTTTCGAAATTCCGAAAAAACACATTGACCTGATTAACCGTCAAATCCTCAAGCAGGATACGGATATTAACGGTATTCCATACGAAGGAGATGACAATTTACTCGTGCTTGGCAAACCTCGTGATTTTGGTTTATTCCTTCGTACTGCTCCGTTTGTTATTTGGAAACGGGGCGGATTTGGCGACTGGGCACAATGGCTAGAAATATTCGGAATGCCGCAACGCGTCGGAAAATATAGTTCATTCAATCCTCAAAGCCGACAATTGCTAGAGCAGGCACTAGAGCATGCGGGCTCGGCCCCTTGGCTTGTTATTCCAAAAGAGAGCGACGTGGAGACGGTAAACAATACCGGTTCGGGAAGTTCAGGAACGTCGTTCAACGATTTCCGGAAAGCCTGTAACGAGGAAATATTGATCACGGTTCTAGGTCAGACCCTTACAACAATTCAAGGCGATAAAGGCGCTCGATCGCTCGGCGAGGTACACAAGGAAGTTGAAGGAAGTAAAAATCGCAGCGATATGCGTTTTGTACAGCGCGTATTAAATCAGTTTTTTTTGCCGCGTCTCGAAAAACGCGGATTTCCGGTAACCGGTGGTCGTTTTGTCTTTCCAGAATCTGCCGAACAACTCTCCGTGTCCGATATCGTCGGATTATCCGAAATTATCGATATTCCCGCTTCTTACCTGCACGATAAATTCAGTATTCCGGTTCCAAAAGACGGTGAACAGGTTGCTCGCCGTAAATTTCAGCAGTTTTCTGTTCCGGATGATGAAATTGATGATAAAACGGATGAAGGATCGGCTAAAAATTCGGACAGAAATTTCTTTAAAAAATTGGCCGATTTTTTCGTTCAGGCCCCGGCAATGACCGGGGCAATATCGAATGGAAATCTCCTCATTCTATCAGATGAAGATTTGCATGACCGGCTGATAAAAAAAGTTGGCGAAAAAATTATCGGCCGTTTCGATCCCGAATTGTTCGATTGGATAAGCAAAGATTTGATTTCCGCTCTCTATACTAAGCCACAGCGAATGGCAGATTTGGGATTTACCTATGGATATCAATCCGATGCTTTCCGAACTGCACAGGAATTGAACATATTTCATTTCAGCGCGGCGAAAACGCTTGCGGAAATACAACGATTAAACGAACTCTATCGTCAGAGCAAATCGTTCGACGAATTCCATAAATCGGCGAGCGAAGAATTGGATGTATTTAACAAGACTTGGCAACAAACCGAATGGCAAACCGCAACACTGATAACTGAAAGTACGGAAAATTACAACCGTTTGAAAAACAAAACAAAATTATTCCCTTATTGGGAATACCGCACGGTTGGCGATGATAAAGTAAGAGAAGAACATCGAAAATTGCATGGTTTGATGTTGCCGGCTAATGATCCCCGCTGGGATAAAATATGGCCGCCTAATGGTTGGAAATGCCGCTGTTACGTAGTTCCTCGAATGCGACAGGAAGCTGAAGACATCGATTTTGATGAAATGCGTTCCAGAGTGGACGCCTACTACAAAACACCGGAATGGAAGCAAAATGAGGCACAGGGATTTGGCGTGAACAGGGCGCTCATGCCGGAAATATTCAATGAAAATCAAATGTATATCAAAAAGTTTCCAAATCAGGCAGCTAAACTTTTCAAGGATATCAACTATACTACATATGGACTGAAATCGTATGAACAAATGCGTTCGAATGCCCAAGATAAAATACCTGTTTATGACGGCGCAATTAAGGATTTTGTTGATGCGTTGAAAAAAGAAGACGGGAAAACTTTTTTTACGGATTACAATGGGAGATCGATTTTGTTTGATGAGAAGGATTTTTTGAAAAAACATTCTAAAGAGAAATACGAAGCAAGGGCAAAATATTTCAAAGCGATGTCTGAAACATTGAAAACGCCAGACGAGGTGTGGATTAATTCAGGCATCTCCGGTAAGAATATGTTCGATCAATACGTATTCTTGAAATATTATGAAGATGAAACAATTGCAGTAATCGGAGCTATCGAAAATGGAATTGTTTATAAGATAAAAACATGGTTTCCGGTTTCGGAGGTTCAAAAGACGGCCAATAAAATGAAACGTGTTGCGAACAAATACAAATACAGATGGGGATTGCTCATAAAAAAACCCGGCGTTTAATCCGGGTTCTTCGGCTTGTCTGCGATACGCCGTTTTCGGCCGTCGTTGTCCCTCCGCCGAAGGTTATTGGCAACTCCTTATCCGCATCGCAAACTATAAGCAAATATATAAATTTATTCTTACATGACAATAGACGAATTGGAGAAATATTTTGAACAACTTCCTGATCAAATCTTCGATAATGTTCCTGATATTGTTGCCGAAACGGCAACAGAATATTTTAAAGAACGGTTTACAGAAAAATCGTTCGACAAAAATCCGTGGGCTCCGGCAAAAGTGCCAAAGCATACCGGATCATTGCTCGTTGAGAGCGGAAATTTGCTCAACAGCATCAAACCTTCCGAAATCACACGCGAGCGTGTGGTTATCTCGGCCGGTAATGAAAAGGTAGAATATGCAAAGGTGCACAATGAGGGTTTTACAGGACCTGTAATCATACCAGCTCATACACGTAGTACAAAACGTGGGTCAGTGGGTGTTCGGCAGCACACACGCATACAGAACATCCCACGGCGGCAATTTATGGGATACGCATCTGAGTTGCTGGAAACAATAAAAGAAAGAATCGATAATTTTCTAAAAAACATTCTTTAATAACATACAAATATGAACAAACAGATTTTCATCGATATTTGCGATAGAATTGAAGCCGAAGTACCGGAATTAAAATGGATCGATCTGGATACCGGAGATATCGACATGCAATCCGAACGCCCACCTGTTGCTTTCCCGGCATGCTTCGTTGACATCAATTATCAAAACTGCGAAGATCAAACATCAACCGAACAATTAGTAAATGCAACCGTGATAATTCGTGTAGCTTTTCAACCGCGCGGTGCTACAAATACCAAATCACCGGTCAGGACATTATCTTTATC